AGATAATTGTCATGGCTATCCGTGGGCTTGGCGGCATCACCTTCATTGGTGTGTCGCTAGGCTGCTCCTACCTTGTCAGGCGCGTGTTCACCAAGAAAGTGGACGCTGTGGTCGACGGGTGGTTGAGCGAAGCGAGTCATGAGCACCGCGCTGAGGCGCTGGTTCTCAAGACCGAGTTTCAGAGAGCTGAAGTCATGCCGGCCGTGTCCGTTGCGAATCACACGCACGGACACAGCGCGGCTGAGAGATCGACTGCGAGTACGTTGATGCGACGCATTGCTGAGGGATGTGGCCGGCAGGCCTTTTACTACCAAGGCAGCGGAGCTGACGCGCGCAATGGAAGGACGTACTCACGTACGTACTTCTGGGCTAAGGACCTGATGGCACCCGCTAGCGACTTTACCCCTGGTCAGCGCGACGTGATCTGCATGGTAGATGTGGACTATTACGTCGAGGACCTGGAGGGAATGCTGGTGGACCACTTCCAGCCTTACCTGCTCTACACTCTAGTGCCGAGCAAGGCCGCCAAGGATAGTGGGGATTACGATTACCGCTTCCTGCCAGATGGCCGGGTGGAGTACGGAGTGCAGGGAGGTGGAAGATATTGTCATTACCTGTGGAACTGGGACGGCGACAGTCTGAGAATTGTGAAGAGATTCTTGGGTGTGGAGTACGCAGTTGCGTGCTACGCCGTGGAACGTAGGCAGATGGGGCCTGATCACCAACTGGTGTTCTTAGTGCCCCTGTTGCAATCTCGTAACCCTTTCACAGTGTGGTTGATAAAACATTGGGTTCAGGCAAAGTCCCTAGCGCGCTTCATACCGGTCGTTGGCAAATTTGTGCGTTTCTACGTGAGCAAGCCTGGAGGGCTGGACGTAGTCACCGGCATAGCCGGCGACTACGCTTCCTGTTCTGTTCCAGCTAGCGTGGACGCCGTGGTAGCCAGCACCGCACGGACAATTAGCGGAAAGCTCACACGAGCGACAGTACTATCCAAGTTGGATGTGGACCTCGCCGGGAGAGCGGTTGATCGATCTGGATCGGAGATCCTGCTGGAGTTCCACCTAGCTAACCACCCGACGCGCGAACGCGTGTCTCTTGTGGATGCTGTGAGACGCTTCCAGTGGATGCCGCGCCCAGCAGCGTTCGATGCGGACGCTAAAGCAGGCATGACTTCTTTCATGGATCCGTTGCTTGATGCAGGCTTCGTCCCTGACATCTGTAAGAACAACGAGCAGCGCATGGTGGATAAACGAGTTAAAGAGCAGACAACCAAGGAGCAACCCATCTCCAAGTTCCTTATGGACACGATGGATGAGTTTGTTGAATTCCTGGTTCCAAGTGCAACCCGCCATAAGCTGGATCCAGTGGACATCGAAGAGGTTTACAACAGGCAATCGAAACCCAGTCAGCGCGCAATCTTGAACGAAGCCGAACACACCGAATCGACCGGTGTCACTAAGCAATTCATCAAGCGCGAAGCGTACGGGTCAGTCAATGACCCACGTGGCATTTCTACCATCTGCGGACCGGACAAGCGCGATTATTCACGCTTTATGTACGCGTTCACAGACAGTGTTATGAAACCACAGCCATGGTACGCATTTGGAAAATCACCCAGAGAAGTGGCCGAACGAGTGGCGGAAGTGTGTTCGACAGCTACGAAGTGCGCATCACTGAAGGACTTTGAAAGAATGGACGGAAAGCATGGCAACGTGCTCCATTATTTCGAGCGCAAAGTGTATGCTGCTGCATTTCGAACTGAACACCACGCGGCACTGTTCGAGGCGATGGACAAACACCATCACCTAAGAGCAAAGACCACCTTTGGAATTTCCTACATGACTGAGTTTCACAGACTGTCGGGAGGCGCGGATACCAGCGTTGGAAACACGCTGGATACCGGATACATCGCCTACCTCACATACCGTATGCAGGGCCTTGGCCCGCAACACGCTTGGCTGAAGCTGGGTGTGTACGGTGGTGACGACGGTCTGGACACCGATTGCGATCCAGAGATAGCCTCACGTGCCGCCTCTCTAGTCGGCCAGAAATTGGAGATAGCCAACGTCACCCGTGGTAAGCCAGGGGTGGCGTTTCTCGCCAGACGTTATGGGCCCGACGTTTGGTACGGCGACACAAACTCGTGTTGCGACATAAAGAGACAACTATCCAAGTTCCACCTAACCGTGAACCTTGGACCAAAG